AAACTCCTAGAAAGGATAGATAAAAATGCATATCAATGACCAAGATTACGCACTCGTATTTTCACTTTTAACAGATAATAAAGGAAAATGGACAGGAGACATAGATGGTAACATAGTGTACTCAGAAAATAACAGAGATGATGCAGATACTAAAGAACAGATGTTAAATATGCTTACACTATTGACAACTTGTGTAAAACTGTTAGAAACAGATAAGACTTTTATTCAACAAGTTTGGGAAGCTAGAGATGATTTAGGTATGGAAGAAAGTAGTCCTGATGTAGATTTATCGCTACAGCAACTTGACATGTTAGAAACTTTAGTAGAAGATAAACCTCAAGTACTACAAAAAGAAGGTAACGTAATTAAATTAAACTTTACTAACGCTAGGAGATAATGTATATGAATAACGTATGGGCTGCAGAAGAATGTGCTATGTGTGATGAAGTATTAGATGAAAATTTACAAGCTGAAGATTGTGAAGTGTGTAATCCTGATATGGTTAATAGCCCACCTCACTATAACACTATAGGTATAGAATGTATTGAAGCTATGAAAGCTATGTCTGGTGGTGCTATACTACCATCTAGTCACGCACACTACTGTTGGCAGAATGCATTTAAATATCTATGGAGACATCCATATAAAGGTGCATCAATGGAAGACTTAAAGAAATGTGAATACTATTTGAAAAGGTTAATGAATGAATATGATGAAAACATTAAATAGAGAAGATATAGTACATGAGTTTCATAGGAACTTTAAACATCCTATAGATGAACAATGGACTGTAAAGCTACTAGAGCTACGTATGAATCTCATTAGAGAAGAATCTAACGAAGTCATAGAAGAGTTTGTAAATATGATTATGGATTTAGAAAGAGGTAAGCCTGTATCTGCAGTTCAAAAAATTAATTTATTAAAAGAACTTTGTGATTTACAGTATGTATTATCTGGTGCTGCTGTAGCTTTAGGTTTAGATATACAGACTGCTTTCAATAGAGTACATCATAGTAATATGTCTAAGCTAGGAGAAGATGGCAAACCAGTATACAGAGAAGACGGTAAGATAATTAAAGGACCAGATTATATACCACCTAACTTAAAGGATTTAGTAAAATGAAGTTTAAAGTATTCACAGTATTAGATGTAGATGAAGAAGAAAACATTTTGCCTATAGATGAAGAAGGTTATTGTGAATGCATACAAGAACTAATAGAAGATTTAATATTTGACGTAGACGGAATTAAAATTAAAAATATAAAGGTGACTCAATATGAATAATATGCTACCAACAGACTATCAAAACTTTATAGCTACATCTCGTTACGCTAGATGGCTAGACGATGAAGGACGAAGAGAAACATGGGGAGAAACTGTATCTCGTTATGTAGATTACATGCATGACAAAGTTAAGTTCTCTGAAAAAGATAAACAAGAAATAGAGCAAGCTATCTTAGGACTAGAAGTTATGCCTTCCATGAGAGCATTAATGACTGCAGGATTAGCTTTAGATAGAGACAATACTGCAGGATACAACTGTAGTTATTTACCAGTAGATGACCCTAAGTCTTTTGATGAAGCTATGTATATATTACTTTGCGGTACAGGTGTAGGCTTCTCAGTAGAACGTCAGTACATAGATAAGTTACCTGAGATACCTGAGAGGTTATCTAAAAGCGACACTACAATAGTCATTAAAGACTCTAAAGAAGGTTGGGCTAAAGGTCTACGTCAACTGATTGCTTTACTGTATGCAGGAGAGATACCCACGTACAACGTCAGTAAAGTTAGACCTGCAGGAGCTAGATTAAAAGTCTTTGGCGGTAGAGCTAGTGGACCTGCACCTCTAGTAGATTTATTTAAGTTTACAATTAATCTGTTTACTAACAGTGCAGGTAAGAAATTAACTAGTTATGACTGCCACTCTTTGATGTGTAAGATAGGCGAGGTAGTAGTTGTAGGTGGAGTACGTAGGTCAGCTATGATTTCACTAAGCAATTTATCAGATATACGAATGAGACAAGCTAAGTCAGGACAGTGGTGGGATACTGCACCTCACATGGCGTTAAGTAACAACTCTGTTAGCTACACAGACAAACCTGATGCTGAAACATTTATGAGAGAATGGACTTCTTTAATTGAATCTAAGTCTGGTGAACGAGGTATCTTTAATAGAGTGGCTGCTAAGAAACAAGCAGAGAAGAATGGTAGGCGTGACCCTGACTATGAGTTTGGCTGTAACCCATGCAGTGAGATAATATTACGTCCTTATCAATTTTGTAATCTTACCGAGGTAATTATAAGAGCTACTGATTCTTTGAGTGACTTAAAGCGTAAGGTACGTATAGCTACTATCTTAGGAACAGCACAAGCTACGTTAACTAAGTTTCCTTACTTACGTAAAGTATGGAGTGACAATACAGAAGAAGAAAGATTATTAGGTGTATCTCTTACAGGTATCATGGATAATCAAATTACAAATGGTAAATTAGATTACCTGTCTCAAGAAAGTAAGTTGAGTACTATACTACCTAACTTAAAACAGGTAGCTGTAGAAACTAATAAAGAGTACGCTAAGAAATGGAACATACCTCAATCTACAGCTATTACCTGCGTCAAACCTAGTGGTACTGTGTCTCAACTGTGTGACAGTGCAAGTGGTATTCACGCTAGACATAGTGAGTACTACATTAGAACTGTACGAGGTGACAACAAAGACCCATTGACTAATTTTATGATTGACATGGGTGTACCTAATGAGCCTGACGTAATGAAACCTAATGACACTACAGTGTTTAGTTTTCCTATGAAGTCACCTGAAGGCTCTGTAACTCGTAATGATATGTCTGCTATTCAACAGCTACGCATGTGGATGCAATATCAAAAACATTGGTGTGAACATAAACCTAGTTGTACTGTAACTGTACGTGACCACGAATGGATAGAGGTTGGTGCATATGTGTATAATCATTTTGATGCAATGTCTGGTGTATCATTTTTACCACACTCTGACCATGTGTATCAACAAGCACCTTATCAAGAGTGTGATAAAGGAGAATACAATGATATGTTAGCTAAGATGGACGGTAACATAGATTGGAATAGATTAATGGATTACGAAAAAGAAGATACTACTGCAGGTAGTCAAACCTTTGCCTGTAGTGGTGATGTGTGTGAAATTGTAGATATAGGAGCGTAACATGGAAATGAAATTAATGCCAAGACACCTACCTAACATAGGTGTAGTAGAAGGAATGTTACCTAAAGAAATAATGGATAACATATGGAAGTTAGTTAATGAATCTAAGAAGAAACCAGAGAACATGAAGGGTGAGTTAGCAGGTAACATTAACTCTAGCATTAGACTAGATACAACTAATCCATTACTAGAAAACTTTATGCAGAAGGTACTACCTGCCTTTATAAGTAATCATATAGAGTCTTATGGTGCTCCTTGGAGACAGGTAATGCAAGAAGAAGACCAGTGGAACTTAGAAAGTTTTTGGGTTAACTTCCAAAAGAAACATGAGTTCAATCCACCACACGATCATGGTGGAGTATACAGTTTTGTAATATGGCTACAGATACCTACAAGCTATGAGGAACAACGCAAACTACCTATAGCTGTAGATTCAAATGCAGATAATCACATATCTAACTTTGCATTTACCTACACAGATATACTAGGCAAGGTTAAAACCTTTGCATATAATATGGAAAAAGAAGCAGAGGGTTACATGGTTATGTTTCCATCTACTTTGTTACATCAAGTGTTTCCATTTTATAAAAGTAGCGGAGAAAGGATTTCAATTTCAGGTAACATTAGTATAGGAAAAACAAATGAAAAACAATAGAGCAAGACATAACTTAGGTAAGTATGACGCACCTCTTATCATACAGTACAAGAGAGGATCAGAAGACTTTCAACGTGGTAGGGTAGCCAATCCCTTTCACAAAGACACGATGCAATATCGTGAATGGGAAAGAGGTTTTAGCAAAGCCTACTTTGATAAGCTAAGAAAGGTAGTTAAGTATGAGCAGAACAGGTCTAATGCCACATCACGAACAGGCACTACAAGATGAAGTCAATGGTTGGTTAGAAAGGAAGTACTCAATGGATTTTAATTCGTATCAAAGAATAGCAAAGACAACAGCAATCTATCCTGCAACACACAAAATACTTTACCCTGCACTAGGACTTGCAGGGGAAGCAGGTGAGGTAGCTAATAAAGTTAAGAAGTTGGTGAGAGATGGCACAAGTTCCTTACCAAAGGAATGGAAGGAACAGATAGGCAGTGAGATAGGCGATGTGCTATGGTACTGTGCCGTACTAGCAGATGACTTGGGCATATCTCTTGGTAAGATTGCATCAGAGAATGAAACAAAGTTACAGAACAGAAAGAAAAAAGGTACTATAAGTGGTAGTGGAGATACTAGATAGTCTTGCCTAATTCTATTAATATTTGTAAATCCTCTATGCCTTGATCTGTAGGACTAACTTTAGGAAGTCTGTTCATTTGGGATTTAAACAATGTCATTGCACGTTTTTGTTGGTTTTTATTAAGTGCTCTAAAGGATTGTTGAGAAGAAAGATATAGAGGATTATTACTTTCTGCATAACTAGATTCTTTTAGTTCTTGTTTAAGGTCGTTTATTATATTAGAAATATCTACTTTTACTTTATCTGCTACATAACCTTTTAATGTTTCTGTTTCTTTTACAGTTGCTGATTCGTCTTCATATTCTTCTTTGTATATTTCTTCTAATTCTCTAGCAATTTCTACTACACTAGGCAATGAAGCTCTTAACATTTTGTTTTCAAAATTTCTAACACTAGGTATCTTTGATCTACTACCTAACTTATAATCTCTAAAACCTAAACTAGATAAATATTGTCCTTCTATAGAATCTGTTTCTGTCATATTTAAACCAAACAATAGCCTACCTAGCATAGGTCCACGTTCTTTTGTTTCACCCTCTTGAAATAAACTCTGACGTAAAGGCATTTGACTTTCTTCTTCAGCCGATACACCAAATCCACGTTGTTTAAATGGACGTTTAATATTTGCAATAAATGTATCCATAGCATCTAAGGTTGGGTCTTCTGCCATGTCCCTGTATTCCATATTTCTAGCACCTACTGCTCTTTGACCGTCTAGTATTTGAGCAAAAGGTACACCCCAAGAAGATAAGTATTGTCCAACAAATCTACCTGCAGCTTTAGCCCTTCTTTCTTCACCAATTAAATCGTTACCCCCTGCTGCAAATTCAGCTATCTCATCAATGATGGCATTACCTGTACCTGCACGTACATTAGTACCTGCAAATGTTTCAGTAAAATCTTTAGCATCAAACCAATCATCAAACGTACCCTCTTTAAGTCTTTTAATGGACTCTCCTATAAACAAATACTGCCTTAAAGGAAACTGAGGTGTTACATCTAAACTTGTTTTGTTGCCTTTGTCATCTATTAGCTTGTAGTTTTCTGAAGCATTGCTTGATGTTCTCCATTGATATGCAGCCATTGCCATAGACATACCTATTATATTACGTGATATAAGTTCTCTATCTCTTGCTGTTATTACACCATCAGGGCTTGTACCTTTACGCATTAAAGATGTTAGTTTTTTAGTGATAGGTATAGATGCACCTGCACCGTACTGAGCCATTAGTTCTATAGAGTTAAACATAAATCTAGGAAAGGGTATGATAATTGTTAAACCGTTTTCTGTTATTATTCTAGTTAAGTCTTTAAACAATTTAGTGTCTGGTTGTTTAGCATAGGTTACATCTAATGCTCTACGAGTAGCTTGATCCATAAGTTCTGAGAAGGACGGTACGTTATCTCCTTTAGGTCTAAACTCTGGAGC